CGGTGTTCCGGCCAGGACACTGGGGTATCGGTCTTAGTCCAGATATATCTACTCCCACTTCATTAAACATTGCTATCTTTACTAGCGCGAGGATTAATCAGTAAAAGAAAGTAAGAGTAGAGGGAGGAGGAGGGAGAGGGAATAAAAGGTATAGCTATAGGAATTTTCAATGTTTAATGGAGTGGGAGTAAACCGTGGCGTTATGACGCTTGAAATGGTCCGCGAGTTCGATCATGCATGCTACGCATGGCGTGGCGTGCGATCTATGCGGAACCGCGGCGGGAGTTCATCGCGTGCGGTGAGCTTCGCAAGCGTGGCGTCAGGGCTTTCTGTCCCCACGAGATGATCAAGGACCGCCGGCCGGTGCGCGGTCGGCGCAACGTCTTCCAGATCGTCGAGGAGGCGCGGCCCTACTTCCGGGGTTATCTGTTCGCCGAGACCGAGGCGCTGGTGATCGTGGAGGGCAGCCGGCTGGTGCCGATAGACACGCTGCGCGGCGTGGTCTGCGTGGTGGGGAACGGTCTAGGCCAGCCGTTGGAGGTGCCGCGGCGGGACATCGAGATGTTGCTGGACGTGGCCAATGACGACGGGATGATCTCGGCCATCGACGCGACCCGGCTGAGCTACCGGTTCCGGGGGCGGCCAGGAGACTTCTTCGAATTCATCAACTGCGGATTCTCCGGGAGCCGCGGAAAAATCGTTTCCCTTGACCGGCTTGACAGCAAGGGGGAGGTCGATGCAATCGTGTACGCCTTTGGGGCGGAACGTGAGATCAGCGTTCCATACCAGAGCGTAGCTCTTCAACGCTGAAGAGCTGCGGAACGGCGGCGTCAGTGGGCCGAGTGATCATGGTCCTATTTAGGCGTGACGAGCGTTCTCCACCCGCAAGGGTGATGTTCTCTAATGGTCAGTATGCTGACCAGTTAGAGTCTGGAGGGTTGACTTAGTGGCGTTGGACCCGATCACCGCAGACATGCTCGGGGGCGAGTTGACCGAGGCGGTGAACGCCGCCCATGCCAGGACCAAGGACGACACCATCCAGCTCCGCATCGAAGAGCATCCGGACACCGGCATGAGCGGCGCACATGTGGTGGCGCGCGGCGGTGTCGACCTGCAGCATGGACTGAGCGCCGCGGCGGCGATCAAGTTCCTGGGGAAGCTGAAGAAATGAACGCTCAGGTCCCGATGAGAATCGGGACTGGGTTGCCCGGTCCTGGCCCTTCTTCGACGTACAATCCGATTGTGGCTGAGGAAATCCTGGATCGCCTGAGCAATGGCGAGTTCCTGACTCGCATCTGCCAAAGTCCAGGGATGCCGGCGTCGCGAACGGTCTACGACTGGAAGGACAAGGACCCCGCGTTCGCCGCGGCCTACGCCCGCGCGCGCGAACTCGGCGCCATGTGCTGGATGGAACAGGCCATGGAGATCGGCATCACGCCGCAGGAGGGTGACACGGTCACCTATATGTCCGATGGTTCGGTGCAGGTACGGCGTGAGGATCAGGTCGCGGCCAGGAAGCTGGCGACCGAGACCCTGATGAAAGGCGCCGCGACCTTCTGTCCGAAGAAGTTCGGCGCCAGAGTATCGATGGGCTCGACGGGCGAGGGGGATGAACCTCCGACATTGATTGTCGAACATGTGGTGAGGAAGGTTGAACGCACCGTCGTCACCAAGGTCCTTCCTCCCGGCAGCGATACCGCCGCCTGAATGGCCTGAGGTAGGGCTCGGCGAGGACGGCACGTTCCGGCTGCAGACGCCGGAAGTGTTCCTGCCGCTGCTGGCCAAGGGGCCGAAATACAAGGGCGCGAAAGGCGGACGCGGCTCGGCGAAGTCACACACCTTCGCCGAGATGCTGATCGAGGAAGCGCTGTGCGATCCCTATCTGCGCGCGGTGTGCGTGCGGGAAATCCAGCGCACCCTGAAGCAGTCCTCCAAGAAGCTGATCGAGGACAAGATCAGGAAGCTGCGGGTCAGCCGCTGGTTCGATCCGACCGACAAGATCATCTACATCCTCGACGACGACGGCGAGCGCCGCGGAGAGATCATCTTCGAGGGGATGCAGAACCACACCGCCGACTCGATCAAGTCGCTGGAAGGCTTCAAGATCGCCTGGGTCGAGGAGGCCCAGAACCTCAGCCAGCGGTCGCTGGACCTGCTCTATCCGACCATTCGCGAGCATGGCGGCGAAATCTGGTTCTCGTGGAACCCGAACCATCCGAACGATCCCATCGAGACGTTCCTGTGCTCGCCCGACGCGGAAGACGATCCGCAGATCGTGGTGGTCACGGCCAACTACCACGATAACCCGTGGTTCTGGTCGACCGAGCTGGTCGACGACATGCTGCGCGATCAGCGGCGCGACAAGGACAAGTACGCGCACATCTGGCTCGGCGCCTATCGCAAGCGCTCCGAGGCGACAGTGTTCAAGAACTGGCGCATCGCGGTCTTCGAGACGTCGCCCGTGGTCGAGCGGTTCCTGTTCGGCGCCGACTGGGGCTTCAGCGTAGACCCATCGGTCTTAGTCCGAGGCTACCTGGGCCGCCTGATCGAGCGCGGGAAAGACGCACGGGGCAATGACCTCGTGACCGCGATTCCCGACCCACGGGGCAACACGCTGTTCATCGACGCCGAGGCCTATAAGGTCGGCTGCGAAATCGATTACCTGCCGGCGCTGTTCGCAGGCGATGCGCCCGCGAAGCATGGCCGCACCTGGGAGAATCCCTACAACTGGCCGGGCATCCCTGGCGCGCTGAGGTGGCCGATCACCGCCGACAGCGCGCGGCCCGAGACCATCAGCTACATGAAGCGGGCCGGGTTCAGCATCCGGCCGGCGATCAAGGGTCCGGGGAGTATCGAGGAGGGTGTCGAGTTCCTGCGGAACTACGACGTCGTGGTCCTGCCGACCTGTGTCCACGTCATCGACGAGCTGAGCCTCTACTCCTACAAGATCGACAAGATGACCGATGAGGTCCTGCCGGAGCTGGAGGACAAATACAACCACGTCATCGACGCGCTGCGTTATGCGGTCGAGGGCATCCGGCGTGGCGGTCTGAAGATCAGCGACGCCATGTTGCAGAAGGTCTGACGCCATGCCCCTGAACAAGTCCGGATCGAAGGCCTCGGTCGGTGAGAACATCAAGACCGAGGTGGCGGCGGGCAAGCCGCAGAAGCAGGCCGAGGCCATTGCGCTGAACGTCCAGCGCAAGGCGCAGGGAGGAGACAAGAGCTTCCAACGGATCAAGTCGCTCTGATGAAGTGGCAATGGTGGCGGGGGGCGGCCAAGCCGGCCGAAACCGCCAAGGCCGCTGAGCCGGCGAAACCCAAGCGCGGCGTGAGCGATACGCTGCTGGCCAAGGCCGCCGGGCGCGGCGACAGGGGCGCGGGCAAGAGCTTCGTGCTTACGCCGCTGACCGAGACGCCGCGTGTCGACAAGCCGTTCGCGCCCGCCGCGCCGCCGAAGGATGTGCCGGCGATGGCGTTCGACGCCGGTGTCGACGCGGTTTTCAGCTCGCTGAACTCGGCGGCCTACAACTTCGGCGAGGGCATTGGGTTCATGGGCTACGGCTATCTGGCCGAGCTTGCCCAGCGCCCCGAGTACCGCCGCGGCTGCGAAGTGATGGCGCGCGAGATGACGCGCCGCTGGATCAAGTTCACCTACACGGGCGAGGAGGACGAGGAGACCGCGGACCAGGACGAGGAGGGCGTGACGCCCGGCGCCGCTGCGCAGGCCCAAGGCGCTGGGATGCCGGGTTCGGACCTTCCGCCCGAGCTGCAGCCCGATCCGGACGAGGTCGCCAAACTGCAGGCGCAGGAGCTGCCCGATCCGGAGAAGGACGATCCGCCCGGCGTTGGGCTGGGGCAGCCGGCCAAGCCGAAGATCAAGCCCAGCGACGAGAAGATCAAGAAGATCGAGGCCGAGTTCAAGCGCCTGCGGATTCGCGAGCATTTCCGCCGCGTGGTGGAACTGGACGGCATGTTCGGCCGGGCTCACCTCTACATCGACACCGGCAAGACCGATGACCCGGACGAGCTGGCCACGCCGCTGACCCTGACCAAGGCCAAGATCGGCAAGAAGGCGCTGAAACGTCTGGTGGTCGTGGAGCCCACCTGGACGTATCCGACCCAGTACGACAGCCGCGACCCGCTGAAGCCGGAGTTCTTCCAGCCGCAGCACTGGCTGGTGATGCAGAAGACGGTGCATGCGTCGCGGCTGATGACGTTCGTGGGCCGCGAGGTCCCGGACATGCTGAAGCCGGCCTATAGCTTCGGCGGCCTCAGCCTGATCCAGATGGCCAAGCCCTATGTCGACAACTGGCTGCGCACGCGCCAGTCGGTGTCGGACCTGCTGGCGGCGTTCACGGTCTGGGTCATCTCGACCGACATGGCCGACCAGTTGAGCGGCAGCGATGACGCCGACCCGATCATCAAGCGCGCGCAGCTCTTCAATCAGGTGCGGGACAACCGTGGCCTGATGATGATCGACAAGGAGTCGGAGGAGTTCACCAACGTCGCGACGTCGCTGGCCAGCCTGGATCACCTTCAGGCCCAGAGCCAGGAACAGATGGCCTCGGTGTTCGCGATCCCGTTGGTGGTGCTGCTGGGCATCACGCCCTCGGGTCTGAACGCCTCCAGCGACGGCGAGATCAGGGTCTTCTACGACTACATCCACGCTTTCCAGGAGCACCTGTTCAAGCACAAGCTCGACATGCTCCTGAAGATGGTCCAGCTCTCGCTGTTCGGCGAGATCGACGATGACCTGGGCTACGAGTTCCTGCCGCTGTGGCAGCCGACCGAGACTGATCAGGCGACGATCCGCAAGACCAACGCCGACATCGACACGGGCTACATCACCGCGGG